CAAAATTTGACATGGCTTGAAGGAGTATCAGTTATCATGAACTTTTCAGAATTACAGAGAGAAGTCAAAGCGATTATACTAGACGCTAGTCCGGCGATACTGTTAGGTATCCCTGATTATATAAACGAAGCAATACAGCAAATAGCAGAGGAAGTTAGATTTCCCGAGTTAAAGCAGATTACTTCTGTAAATACGAGTATTAGTACTTACTGCGTCAACATGCCTTCCGGCTTCTCAAGCCGTTTAGTGTATGCTGGTGATTCTAGTGGCGAGTACAAAGTACTTGACGGCGGAATTGAAGACTTGATAAGATTGTATCCATCTCTCGATGAAAGCGGGGACATTAAACATCTTCTACTAGAAGGGAATGTTCTTTATTATCAGCCAATTCCAACTGTAGTTACAGCAATTACCTGTGTTGGTTACTTTGCTCCGGACACTCTAGTAAATGATAACGATACTCCTTCAGTTATTCCTTCTTACTTACACAGGGAGGCAATTGTAAACAAGGCTGCTGCAGTGGCCTACAATATAATTGAAGATGAAATTGATGTAGGTAAAGTTAATACTAAGTTGATGTTGTCTCTTGCTGAAGTTGGCATCAATAAAATACGGGCATATATCAGTAAAAGACGATCAGTGATTAGTTCCAGTAGTTGGAGGTACTAATGAAACCAGTTACATTGTTTAAGAGTACGAGTGGACTTAATAATGTTGTTAAGTCCTCAAGGATTAAATATGATCCAGCATCTGCTACCTGTGAGTTGGCAAGTGCAGTTAATGTGGATATTGATGTATCTGGCGGAATAAGTAGAAGAAAAGGATTAACAGCAACAAGTAGAACAGAAAGTTGCCATAGTATATTCTGTGATATGGGTGAGTGTTTCTTTGTATCAGGAACATCATTATACCAACTTAATGCAGACTACTCGCGCACAGGAATAAGAAGTGGTTTAACAAGTGGCGCAAAGATGCACTACGAAAGAATTGCTAACACTATATACTACACTAACGGATACGAGATTGGTTACATTCAGAATGGTGTTAGTCACGTATGGCAAGCACAACCTTATGTAGGTCCAGTAACAACAAGAGTATTTAATAGTCCACCAATCGGGCATTTGCTTTGTTATCACAGTTCGCGTATGTATATTGCTACACAATATGGGTTAATACACAGTGAACCATTTGCGTACAGTTGGTATGATCTGCACGCTAATATCATACCGTTGCGAAGTAAACCTCGGATGATTAAAGCAGTAGTAGATGGGATGTACGTAGGAATTGATGAAGGTGTTATTTTCTTAAAAGGAAAAGATCCAAAAGAGTTTGAATATATCTGGGTATCAAATTCTCCAGTTGTTACTGGAACAGACGTTAAGGTAAGTAGTGATAGATTCGGTAAGTCCGACAAGATATCCTTTACTACAGGTACTACCATAAATGCTGTTATGTGGACAGCACAAGATGGTATTTATCTTGGTAAAGCGGGAGGTGAGGTAACTAACTTAACTAATAATAAGTTAACTTACCCTGCTAGTAATAGTGGTTGTGCAGTATATAATGATAATAAGTATATAACTTTGATGAATTAGAGGAGTAAACAATGGCTTTAAGATTATCGACAAAACTTAGAAATGACATGTTAGGAGCTCCTGTTGAAAGGAGTATAGTTACATATACCGCTACTACCATTGCTGCTGTTGATGGTGGAGCGGGATTAGATAGTTTTACTGATTCAGCAACACAGTTTATAGTTAAAGGTTTTTCTGTTGATGACTCTGTGCTTGCTATAGGTTTTACTGGCGGTATGCAGTACATCGTTGGCCCGTTTAAACTACTGAGTGTTGCTGCAGGAATTATGGAAGTTGCAACAGGTTTACTTACAGCTGATGCTGCTGGAGAATCAGTTACGCTAGTTGCCTTAAAGGGTGGATCATTTAGAGACATCTTTAAAGATGGTAGACTTTGTATTTACTCCGGTGTACAACCTGCTACTGCTGATGCTGCCATTACTGGTACTTTATTATTACAGTTAACAATTAGTAGTGGAGCATTCGTTCCTGGTGCAGTAAGTAATGGACTTGAGTTTGCTGCCCCGTCAGGAGGGATAATTGGAAAGAGTGCAGATGTTTGGAGTGGTGTTGTACTCGCTACAGGAGTAGCAGGTTACTACAGACTGTATGCTAATGCTGCAGATACTGGAGTTATAGACACAACCTTTATCTATCCTAGAGTTGATGGTTTAGTTGCTACCAGTGGCGGTGAATTAAACATGTCTAACACTACTCTAACTGTAGCTAAGACAGTTACAATAGACAGTGTAAACTACACGTTTCCTGGTGTAAAATAGTATTAATAAATTAAACTTAGTAAGTGGTAGCAGTAGTCTAGTTACCACTTACTAGAGGAGATTAAAATGGCTTTTCGTATAAGTACAGAATTACAGAACAAGTTAATTAAGAGTATGCTGGATGCTCTTGCAGGTGCAGCAGGTTCTACTGGTACAGGCAGGTTACGTATCTATACTGGTACTCAACCGGCAACACCACTCGATGCAGCAACCGGAGATCTTCTGGTAACTATACCGAACATTCAATGGGGTTGTCCATTTACTGCAGTTCCTTCTCACTCAGCAACAATTGATGTTAACAATGGAAGTAGTAAAGGAACTATTACTGCAGCTACAGGAACACCTTATGCACTTGTACACGCAGGAAGTATAGTAGTACTTACAGGAACAGGAGATAACAATGGTACTTACGAAGTAGATCCTACCAGCACATCAAGTGTACTAGTAACTACTACTGTTATAGCAGGTACCGATGGAGTTGAAGGTGCAGTAGTGCTCACACCTGTTGTTGCGCTAAAAGCACAGTTAATAGAAGCATTAGGTTATAGTGCTGCTGCAGCCGCAAGTGGTATAGCTGGGTGGGGAAGACTAGAAAGTAGTGCTGGTGATTCATCACTTATTATTGATGGAGATGTTGGAATCAACACATTCAATGCGTTTACAATTAATCTTACTAACATCGTAGAAACAGAAACTGTTACACTATTGAATGCTGACATATACGTTGCATAGGAGATAACATGGCTACTACTAAAAGTCTTATAAGTGCAGGATATATTCTTCATACTGATCCTAATACAGGAAGTACGCAGTATGGTCCTACTTCGTTTTATGTTGGCCCTACTCCAGATCCCTATAGTGCGTATCCACGTATAGGTAGTACAGCAACAAATCCTACTCCAGCATTAGTAAGTGGAGTTAGAAATAACCCAAACTTTTCTGCCTTACCAGCATGGGTAGCAGCAGGAAATGTTAAAGTTCTATTACATTTTAATGGTGAGGATAATGGACCTATCATAGATGAAAGTGGTAGAACATGGGAATCCCAAGGTGCCTTTATAGATAGTTCGATGCATAAACTAGGATCAGCTTCTTTATCTGCTAACTTTCAAAACTATGTTAGAGCTGCAGCAGCAGAAGATTTTAATTTTGGCACTGGTGACTTTACTATAGAATCATACGTATACCAAACTGACTCTGCTAGGGTAATATTGTTTAATTACGGTGATAATGAAAATGGTTATGTGTTAACAATATGGCCATATGGAGAAAGCATTGAATTTAGGGTGTATATTGATTGGAGTAATTATTCTTTTAGCGCACTTAACTGGACTCCAATATATAATGAGTGGTACCATGTTGCTCTTACTAGAAGTGGAAATGTATTTACTATCTATGTTAACGGTACAGTTGTAGGAAGTGAAACAATGGAAATAACAATACCTACTGTAACTACAGGATATTTCAACTTTCCTTTCTTTGAAGCTCTTTAGGAGAACTAATGGCTTACGTAAAATGGGTAGACGAGTTTATACTTACTAAAGGAGAGGCTAAGTACACTGGTCCATTTACTCCTCCAGCCACAGAAGGTACACTAGGAGGTGGAGTACCTGGAGATGGAGATAGAGTATATCCTGGCCCTTTCGGTAATCAGAATGCATATGCTTCTTATGCAGCAAGTATTGTTGATATAAGCAAAGGTGATTTTACACTTGAAGGTAAGTGGAGAATTGACAATCTATATGAAACACTTGAGGGAGAACCTATTCCTCGTTATGCTATAGTAGGGCAGTATGACGATATTCTGTGGGATGCTAGTACTGGTGGTGAGCAGGGTAACTGGTGGGCCTTAGAGTATATTGATGATGCATTCCACTTTCGTGTGTGGGATGCAAATACAGCATCCTACATTGTAGATATGGTTGCAAGTTTCCCTATTGACTGGGAGACAACATTTACTGATCATCGTGCTGCAAACACAAGTCCAGATTATATTTATTTTGCTCTTGTGCGTAGTGGCAACAATATCAGGTTATTAATAAACGGTGTAGTTGGTGCAACAGCAACTGTAACTGACTGGAGTACAATAACTAGACCGATAGAAGTTGGTGGACAAGATGGTGTACTTAATCCAGATATACCTTACTCTATAACATATGTACAGGAATTAAGGTTTACAGATGAGGCACTGTACTGGGAAACTTTTGATCCGTTAACAGTTGATTGGTTGGGAGGGAGTAACATATGCTTCTATCCTAGAGTAGCCGTTAGTACAGTTATTGGTTATCCTGGTGATGCCAGTGTAAGTATACCAATTAATATTAGGATGGAAGGTGGTGTTAGTAATGCGCACATTCCAATCAGTTTTGATGCGTCATTTCCAGAACTAACTAGTGAAGGTAACACAATAGAAGGAGGAAGTGGAGATGCTATTATACCTGCGATTATGGGTGCAGGTAATACAGGTCTTACCACAACAGGAACTTTTGCGTTACTTGACGGTAGTGGAGTAGCATCTGTAGAAATAACAGTTGATCTTTTTTCTTTGTTTCCCCCGTTAGGAAGCATTGGTTATACAGTAACTGTAAATGAAGTAAACGGTAATGCTCGTTTTGATAACCTAACAAGTACTGGACTAGCGTATACTGTAGCGATAGGAGATGGTTCAGCGTATCTGCCAAGTCTAATCGGGTATGGTACAGGATACATAAATGATGGCTCGCTATTACTTAATGTCGCTACACTAGGCATTTGTTTAAATACAGAAATTAATGCTATTTCTACATATACTGGATTTTCGTTTGATAGTATGTGTGTGTTTAACGATGAAGTACTTGGCGCAGGTGCATCAGGAATATTCATTCACTCTGGTGATACAGATAATATAGAACCAGTAGTTGCTTATTTTGACTTGTTTGATACAGACTTAGGTACTACAAAGCAAAAGAGGCTAAGAAGAATATTTGTAGATGGTAATTTGATGGGTACTCTGCAAGTGACGTCAAAATTTGACACCGTTACTGGTACAGTATACACACTTGAATGTCCTCCAACACTAACTTCAATGCAGGTAAAGATACCTGCTGACTACGATGATTATGGTCAGTTGATTGGACTTAGAGTAAGTAACGTTAATGGATCAGACTTTAGCATAGATAACATTACAGCAACTGTAGTTGCGTTAACTTTAGCAGCAGTACAGTACGGTATAATAGGAAGAATTAAAGTTACGCTTCCAGAAATAACAGGGGAGGCAACAGGTGAGTAATGGCTGAATCATTATCAATTAGGTTTACTGGAGACAAAAAGAAAGGAGTAAGTTTAGTTGGCTTTGCCAGACAAAGTCTTGATTCCATGAAAAACATAATGGAGTTAGGTGGACTTAATACTTACACAATGCAAAAGAGGTTTGAAGATGGTACTGAGATAATATTAACTTCCAATTATGGCATTAACATAATAAGCATCTACGTTCCTATTGTGCTTGAGGAAGTTAAAGATGAAAAGAAGATTAGTACAGTTACTGTAAAGGATAATGTTGTTGCTGTGTTGGACGCATCAATGGCTTTATTTAAACTCTATCTATATAAGGTTACGCAAGAAGAACTAGAACTTATAAGTTCGTGTGAAATTTCAGCAGGTATTTACTTTGCCGATGTTAAACTTACACAAGTAATATGGGACTATAAGTTAGATTGTTACCAGGTGTTTGTTGGGTTAACTGGTTTACCGGATGGTAAATACTGTTACAGATATGCAGTAAGTGAGACTGGTGAATTACTAAATGCTATTGCTACTTCACTTAATGGTTTACCTTCTGTCTCCTCTAACATTGAAGTTATTATTACTAGTGTTGCTGCTGACCCGTACAACTATTATTTTCCACAAGCAAGCGGATTCACTATAATGGACAGTGACTTTAACATAACACAAATTGATGAGGTATATGATGTTTATCAAGTGTCAGGTTATCCTACGTATTCTGCACCACCTATGGATTATACTACACAAACATTGATTTGTTTGGTTGATCAAAGTGTAATGGTATATATACATGGATGGATTAACGGTGCTTCACCGTACAATGTAGAATGGAGAATGTTTCTTGAAGATTATAAAACACAGGAAGTACAAGAGTACTTAATATCAAGTACACCTTATGTTCATTATATTGATTCAGTTAGCGTATACAATACTGGAGTTCAAGTAGGAGATCATATATGGTATGTATTTGGTACTTGTTCACAGGATTATCACTACTATGCAAATAGTCTTGGTTACAGACGCACAATTAATATTAGATCAGTTCCAGTTGATAATCTACTAGATTACACAACTATTGCTACACTTGAAGATGATGTAATCGGTGAGGGTATATTTACACACTGGACTGACATGGGTGAAGGTGTATGGCAATCAACAGAAACTACATATGCTGCACCAACTAACAGACAATACATTGGCTGTATGGCATATCATGAAGAGTCAAAGGTTGTACTTGTTTCACGATTGCAGTGGGATAATACAGGACTTGAAGATTTTAGTGATAACGCTGGCAGTCCACAAGTAGTTACTTATCCGACTACACCAACTGGTTTAATGACACGGTACATAGATGCATATAACAGTGATGGAGATTTTTTATACTCTAAACAAATAGATCAGTTTGTTACACCTTGTTTGTGGCAGTATGATTTAAATTTAGGGTATGCGTTATTATCTGATTATGAGCATATCGACAAAGCAACTTGGGACACCTATGCTAGATCATTAAGTATAGGAGTATCAAGAAAGTCAAAAACTTACACAGGAGTTTAAGATGATAGATTACACTGCCGTATCTGATCAAGCAAGAGGATTTGTCAGTAGTAGATTTAGTGAAGCTCAACAGTATGCAAAGAATGCGTGGGATGAAGCAAATAGTTATCTTGGTAACTTAGTAACCGTAGTCACTCATCCTAGTGTTGATACCTCTGTTGCTGTGCCCTTTAACTATACAGGAACTGCTTTAGCGATTAGCGATCATGGTACTAAACCTGTCAGTCCTATTTTTGACACTGCCATGCCCTTCGTAAGGCCAGTACTTGGAGAAGTTAATCCATTACCAAGTTTTAATTTTCTTACCTCAGATTTTGATACTCTGCGCAACGGAATAATAAGTAGATTAATAAGTACACTTGAGCCGGGTGCAACAGGACTTGATCCTGCCGTAGAACAAGCAATATACGATAGAGCACTAGGTAGACAAGAACTTGCTAATGCTAAGTTGTATACTGAGGCAGAGCAATATTTTTCTGCTAGAGGGTTTGAACTACCTACTGGTGCACTTAGTTCAAAGTTACAAGAAATAAGTATTGAAGTTGCAAGAAATAACAGTAATCTTAATAGTGATATACTTGTAGAACAAGCTAAATTAGAGCAATCAAACTTTCAATTCGCTATAGAGAAAGGTGCTGCAGCAGTTGTTCAGTTAACAGAGTTAAGTATTACTTCCGTTATTCAGTACAATAAAGGAACTATTGATGTGTTTACTGCTGAGGCAGAAGCATACAAACAGGAAATCAATAGTGTAATACTAAAAATTGAAGCACTTTCAAAAGTATATGCTTCTGAAGCAGACGTATACAAAGCAAGTGCCGCAGTTGATAATGCTGATATCATGGCACAGGTAGAGATAGCAAAGATTAGTTTACAGGAAGCAATGACAAGAGCTGAACTTGAACTTAAAAGAGTTTCAGTTGAGGAAGAAGTAGCAATGAAACTGCATCAACTTCAGGTTACTGCTTACGAGAGTGGATCTAAGGTAACATCTCAAATTGTTGCATCTGCCCTGTCTGCTGTTAATGCTTCTGCCAATTATGGATTTAATGGCAATCTTGGTGCGTCAAGTAGTTATAATACAAGTAACGATGGAACTAAGTCAGTTGTACCTGGTTCACAAACAAGTTATATACATGAGTTTAAAGAAACATAACTTAAAGGAGTAAGCCATGTCAAATTTTGACACCATGATGAATGATCCAGAACGCGCAAGAAAGATTAGAGAAGAAAGAGCTGCTAATGCACTGCAACTAGCTATGGTAAATAAAGATACCACAAGTGATATTGCTAGCGCAGAGTTAGAAAGCAGACAAAAGATTGCAGCAATGCAATTTGGTCCTGGCGGACAAATGGATCGTAACAATATAGCAATGGCACCAGTACATAGTGCTACAGCAAATCAAGCTAACGCTGCTGCTGACTTAAATAAGTTTGGCCTTGGTGTAGCGCAGGAAACAAGACCTAACTTAATAGCGCAGAATAAATCTACGATGGATTTAAATGCTGCTACTAATATAAGTGAAGTAACTCCATTAGCAGATAAGAACTATACTGCGTGGAAAGCATCAAATATGGCTAAACCAGAATGGGCAAACACGCCTTATCAACCGACAGTACATCCTGTTACAAGAGGATGGGCGCAGAAGTTATGGGAAGGCGATCTGTATAATCCTTTCAGTGATAAGAATAAAGAAGAAGATGAGTATGCAGCTAGAGTAAGGAAAGCAAATGAATCGTACTTAGCGCATCAATAAAGGAGAAAGTTAAATGGCAATGCTTGACGAGATACTAAACCCAAAAGTAAACCCTATTGTACAGCACAGAAGAATGCTGGAAGAGAATGCTAAGTTTCAAAATGAAACGATGAAGAATAAGTTATTAAATGATCCTACTTATTCAGATCAAATATTAGCACATCTTGGCAGGACAGCAATGACTGATAAGGTTGCTGCCAAGGTTCCTGTTGGCTCTAACTTTGAAAAGGTAATGGGAGCAATAGATAAAGATGACCCACGCAGAAAAACCTTTGAGAAGTTGCAGACAGCAATGCCATCCATTATTAGCAGTACTCCGTATGGAACTGACCCTAGAGAATCAATTGCTAGTGCAGTAAAAGCTAGTGGTGATGCTTCTAAAGAAGAAGTGTACAAGTACATTCAAAGTAAGCAAGGATTATTTGATAAGACTCCTGCACCTGCTGAAGGTTACGAAGACTGGGAAAGAAAGAATCCAGGATGGACACCACTGTCTAGTTCGCTTGCTTTTGGTGCAGGAAGTCAAGTTGCCGCAGAAGGACTTAAAACACTTGGTGCGTCGAGGATGTTAAGCATGGCTCCTAAGGTTGCTTCACTAGCAACCGGAGCAGGTAGACTGTTGTCTTTCTTGCCGGCTACTCCTACTCTGCCGAGTTTGTTTGCTAAGGTTGCTGCAGCAGGACTTTTGTCTGTAGGTGGTATGCTTGCTGCTGATGCTACAAAGAAAGCACTTGTTGGCTCTGGTGCTGTTGAGATAAGTGAAAATCCTTTAACTCGTTTGGCACAAGATATTGCTATGTCTGCTCCTGCCTTTATAGGTGCTGGAAAACTTGGTGGTATGGCTCTTGCTAAGATGTTTGGTAAGACACCGGCAATAGTTCCCGAAGTTGTTGATGCGATGCAACCTGTTTACAGAAAAGCACTTCCTGAGAAAACTGGTTTAACTGAAGTCTTTGATGCAGATCCGTTACAGATAGAACTTAAAAAGAAGTACATTGGGTGGGATCCTGCGGCAATGACAGACAAGACCGCAGAAGCTACCTATAAGTATAAGATGGAACGAATGGAGAAGTTCAAAAATCTTACCACTGAAGATGAAGAAGCAATTGCACTCGGTAAGATAACAAGAGAAGATGCAGTTAAGAATAGGTTTAATCTTAATGTAGTTAAGGATGCAGAAGAAACTACACTAAAAGAGAACTTAGCGAAAGAAGAAGTTGTGCGCAAAGCTTCTATGATGCGAGAAGCTGATGCTACACTTAGCGCTAAAGACTCACTTGAGACAGCAAGAAGAACTCTTCGTCCCACAATGGACGAAACTAGAGATGATCTAGTTTACCTCAAGAAGAATTCTACCTACTCTGACGAAGCAATCTCTGCAATGCAGCCGCGGGATTTGGCAGAAGCTAGAGTGAACTGGGAGAAACACTCATACCAAAATATACTGAATGAAAGAATGGTAGCAGAGAATAAGATACCTATGGTAAGGGATGAGATACTTCCTCCCGCGGTCTTACCTGAAAAGATAATAGGTAATGGTAAACCCTTAAACATTATGCAGGGAACACCAACTGTTATCAGAGCAGGTATGGATGAAAAGAAGCAGATCACTAACATTGCTGGTGCTACAGAACCATTAACTAAGGTAATTAATGAGATTACTCCTGCACCTTACAGCTCTTCTTACTATAAGGATATGCAGAAAGCAATTGGCAACGAGTCTCCTACTGAATTAGGAACTACTAGAAACATAATCACTGAGTTGGGAGAAGGAAACAAAGCGAATCTACAAGCTGCAAGAGTATATTCTTTTGTTAGAGATTCTGCCAAGTCTATTAATCTGGCAAAGAGTGCAGTAGAGAAAGCATCTACACTGCCTAAAGATATAGCTATTGTAGACATAAACCATATTACTCAGATACTTAAAGATGAAGTAGAAAGCACTATCGGTAAGTATGGCTTTGACGGTAAGCAACAAGCAATCGTAATCCAACAGAAAGTAAGAGAACTTGCTAACTCCTTTAAGAAACCTTTTATGGAAGAGGTAGAGAGTTCCAGTAGAAATGGTATGGATGATGCTGTTGTTGATATGATTCCAACAAGTAGTCCTTCTTCTGCTATGAGAGATCAGGCAAAAATAGAAGTACTTAAAGCACAGAAACTTAAAGAATGGCAAGCACTTAGTGTTCCTCCTAAGGGAGAAATAACAGAGGAGTTTCTAGAGGCTAATGATAAGAAGATTAGTAACCATCTTGCTAAGTGGAAGAAGCTAGGATTAGCTGGAGCAGCAACGGCAGCATTAGTTCCTATTGCTTCTTTGTTCTCTCCTGATAGTGCAGAGGCTGGTGTTATCCCTAACCGTGCTTTTACATCTGCTACTATGGATATGTTAAAAGGATCTACTAATCCCATCGACCAAATGGTATCTAAGTTAATTGCTGCTGGTCACGGTTCATCTATGATGACTGATGATGGTTTCGGTATAGCTCAGATGATGAAAGGGCAATCATATGCTCCGAAAGATGTAAGTATATTTCCACGTACTAAGGTAATGAGTATCATCGACAAGGTGTTATCTCCGCATACCAGAGGAGAAATTCATTTCGATGCTAAAGATGCCAATGGTAATAGACTTCCTTTTAATCCTGCTGTTGAACTTGGAGATAGAAGTCAGGTAATCAATAACGTAACGCAGGTAGGATTAAAGGCTGTTGATAATATTCTTAAAGCAGCAGGCATCAAGGATAGTAATCTTAATGAAATTGCAGAAGCAACAAGACCACTTGTAGAAAAGTATCATCAGGCAGTAAATCTTGAAGCACCGTATTACAAAGCAAGAATGAGTATGCTCGATGATATCATGGAAGGTAACTTTAGAAGTACTGGTGATAGTGCATCTACTAATTTAAGTAGACAGATAAAACTTGCAAAGAAAGACATCAGTAAACTTGATCCTGAAATGCAAGACTTTTATAATACACTTAAAGTAGACAGACAGAAAAATGCAGATGCCTTATTAAAACTGCAACCTGCTATTGATGAGTTTAAAGTTGAACATGAAGCAATCATGAAAGACTTGGCATCAAAGTACGCTACATCAAGAATATCACTTGCTGCTGATGGTTTTGGAATGTCAGGAGAAGACCCTTGGTTACTTGGAATGTTATCTTCTGAGGAAAGGGCGGCAGCAGAAAGGATTAGTTCACTTAATAATACGTTTAAAACTAGAATGCAGGAGGTAGGACATGATGTACTTAATACTCAGTATATGCATCATCCTTCCCATCCCTTTGCTGACTTTGCTAGCGACTTAAAGCATCTTAATTCTGTTGCACCTGATGGGCAAGAAGCAATGAGGTTGGTTAATTTTTACCACAGGGGAACAGAAAGTAGATTAATGATTCCTGATACTGCTTATGTAATGGGTAAGTACATTCCTGACGCAGCAAAGAGAATCGAAATAGCTGATATGTGGAAGGTAAATAAGCCAGGTGGTTGGGATGCAGTAATAAAACAGATGAATGCTAAGGGTGGATATGACGGTGCAGTTAAAATGCTCAATGATATTAAGACTGCTTTCGATCCGATGGATACAATGCCAGGTAGTAAATGGCTTAATAGGTATGCGTCATTTGAAGTGGCTAGGTTACTTACTTTGTCTCCCTCCGTCAGCTTCAAGCATATCCTTAAGACGATGGGCAACTGGGCAGTATTCTCTCCAGGAGTTAGTGCAGAAGCAACTGGTTACAATGTTGGATTAATGACAAGGCAGTTAGCACAGGCAACATCTGGTAGTACGTTTACAGGAAAAGATATGCTTGCTGATCTTAGTAAAGCATATACTAATCAGTCACATGTTTATGCTGCTGTGTCAGATATGGCTCCTTACGAGTTGCCAACAAGTGTATTCGATAAGTGGCTTACTAAATGGAACCAGTATGGCAGTATTGCTGTAAACGGTGTTGAGCATATAGATAGAGGTCAGACATTTGCATCTGCTATGCTAATGGCAAGTAAGAAAGGAATGACTCCTGAACAGGCAAGGTACGCTTTGATGGATTCAGTTCTTAAGGTTAACTTCTTGACTGGGCCTAACAATCCTAAGTGGCTTAAAGACCCACTGATCAGAACCATGATGATGTTTCAAGGTACTCCGTTTAAGATACTGGAACAAAGAGCAATGCTTGCATACAACGCAGGTAAAGATGTTAAAGGTCTTATTAACATGCTTGCCAAACTTAAAGCAGATGTTAAAACTGGAGAGGCTAACTTCCAGTGGCACATGCTTAAAGATGAACTGACACGCTCGAAAGATATCTATGGTACACCGTATAGTACGCAGTTCATGAGGCAGATGGTAACAATGGGTGCTGTAATTGGTACTGGTAAGATGGCGTTTGACTCAGATTTATGGGGACATGTTGTACACATACCAGGTGTACAGATGGGTGATAAGGGACTTCAACTTGGAACTAATCCATTGATTAGTGCTGCGTATAAGTCGACAAGAGAAGCAGCAAAGCAGGAAGATGATTTCTTTTTAAGTAGTTTCTTTAGTAAGTTCTTTAGTAACTATGGAACTAAGACTGGCTTTCCTGCTATTGCACATAAGGCTGCAAGTTTAACAAGTGATGATATTCCAGTAATGTATAGAGACAACAAGTTGAATTATTTGTTTGGTGTACCGAAGTTAAAAGATTGACACCTCTCATGTAAAGTAAGTGGTGTCAAAATTTGACATATCTTAAAGGCTCTCAGTGTTCAAATACCTGAGAGCCTTTTTGAGTGGATCTTGCAGTACTTGCCAGTAACCATTGAACTCTGTCGTTTCTTTTAATCCACAATAAACTTTAAGTTTCCATTGTAGTTGCATCTCTATAGCATACAGTACAAAAGACTCAGGACTAAACATACACCTATTAACTTCTTTAAAGTACAATGTACGTTTGCTAAAGAAACAATAAGCTTTAAACGCGTTACTTCGATTACAATTTTCACAGGTCATTTACTTTTCTTCTTCTTATCAAAGAAATGACCAGCTAAGTTTAACTCCCTTGGAACCCATTCTACTTTACTACCAATTAACCTGATTAACTTTTGTGCTTCTTGACACAGCGGAAACAAATGTACTTTATTGAGTTTCCACTTATTGGCAATTTGGTAAACAACTAACTTTGAATCAGAGTACACAATGTCTCTAGATGATGTACGCTTTAGTGCTGCAATAACACCTCGATACTCTTCTTCGTTGTTTGTATACTGATAAGGAATAGTCTCCACATGTTCTAGTATATTACCTACATCATCCGCTACGCAGTACGCAGACTTAACATCTATTGTAGAACTTCCATCACTATAGTATATCATCCCTTATCCTCCTCACCATCTAGCCAAGCTAATACAGCACGGTTATACATAATTGTTTTTGGAGGATGCTGTTCCTCGTACTTAATAGATGCAAGTAATGCTGCATCCCTCATTTCACTTGGTGTGTAGTGGCAAGTCATAATACTGTTCACCATAAAATCAACAAGTGTTTTAAAGTTGTTGTCGTTATAGTATCTTTCTCTTGGCGATCTACTCACTATATTACCTCAATATCAAAACATCCTTTTGGGATTTTCTTGTTGGTTAAATGCTGATAATGTACCATAGCACTGTGCCCTGCTAAAGTATCTCTAATACTCCACAGGTATTCTCTATCGTTGTCGTCCAATCCAGCACTCACAGAAAAAATATCTCCTTGTTGTGAAGTAAGTACCAAAGAACCAATCCTTCCTTTTGGCTCTCCGTGAATTGTTACTTCTTCTTTCCAGCCAACAACCTTATAAGTATCCTTTCTCTTCGGCTTAAACTTCATCAACAATGTTGATCTCTTTTCTTCGTAGTTATTCTTAATGTTTCTTATTACAATTCCCTCGAAACCGTCAGCAATAACCTTATCATATACATGTTTAACTTCACTTAGTGTACTGCATATCCAATAAGGTACAACTTTAATATGCTTTAAATTCTTAGGAAGTTCCTGTACAGCCGTTAGTCTTACTACCTGATCCATATATAGATACTTAATATCAAACACCCATAGTTCAAGTTCTTTATGCCGTGGATGAAGATTCTTTGTTCTCGATGCAACCGAGTGTATCAACTCATGCCCACCTTCTAAGAATAATTCATGACTGTACAACTCTCCGTCAATAGGTAGAGTATATAAACCAGAATCCATAATTTCTTGTGTTATGTGAGGAACACTAAGAAACTGATTCTCTTCACTCGACAGTAACATACTGAACAAACCCATTGGCTTATTCAAACATCTATCACCATCTAGTTTAGGTTGAACAATAAAAGGTGGTGTCCACTTAAGTAATCTACTTTCCTCAAATGGAACACACTTCATTATTCCCTTCCATCTCCTGCTGTTACTGCCTGTTACAAGTTCATCATCGTCTTGTACGACAGGAATATCAAAGTCATTCATTATTCCTCCAGTACCTTAAGCACTTCTTTAAGTACAATTGTAGTTATAAATAGTACTTTCTTTTTCTCTACCAGATCATAAGCAGCTGCTACTCCTCTGTAAATAGAACTATTTTCGTGCTTATCTTCTGTCTCTTTAAGCCATTCTTTTATCTTAATAAGCTTATCTTCTGTTTCCATGTTATCACCAACTTAAGTCATCAAAGATTACAGGAACTTTAACTTTAACTTCCTCTAGCAAAGGAAGCATTAACTCACTCATTTGTGGATGTGGTTTACCTGTTGTTCCTAGTGCACGCAGATTAAATACATGCCTCCACTCATTAAAATTGGCAGTCATCATTATTTCAGTTTTTAAGGCTGTTGGAAGTACACCGCGTGCAATCTGTGGTGACTGACCTTCGCTAATTTCAGCTTCGTATATTACTTGTGTACGCCAGAAATGATCTTCTCTTCTCTGCATCTGCGCGGGAGTAAGACAAGCAGGATGAACTATTTCTATTCCGTGTTTAGTATAGTTGCAAAATCTTGTACTCTCCTGACTAAACGATGCTATCCTGTGCCTAACAAGTTCGTGCGTAAATCCTCTGTCCGCAATAAATCTGACTGACATTGAACTGTGCTCAAGTATAGTGCTGTGACCCATGTTTATTATACGCTTTAAAAACTCATCAGGTTTACCTATAGACTCTGACTGATAACAAAGTCTTCCAGCTTTCTCCATCAACAATAGATCTGCTCCACTTATTGCTTCTATACAGTAGTGAGGTTGTATAGCTCGCATTATTTATCTCCTTATGTTTGTTGTGAGTAATACCAAACTCCAGATTCGCCTTTCGGCCCTTTCAACTCTTTTCTTACATACCCAGTCTTACATACTGTATCAATAACATTCTCCATTTTAAATGAGTCAATATCCCTCCAAGTAAGAGCCATTAATTTCTGGTGTGAGATAACCTTATAGTCAAAGATAAGTTGCATAATTGTATCTACTTCACTTGCTACCTCACTCTTACCAATAGCTCTGAAAACTAATCCCATATCGTGTTCTACTGATTCGATATCAGAAATAGCTAACAGTATATGTCGCCACTCTATCACTAACTTATCGTATTCACTAGCTGCTCTGTTGATTGCCATCTTTAAGATGTACATTGGCTTTCTTGCATACCAGCCAGCAAATGATTTGTCCAAGCATATCCTACCTTTATCTTTTTCTTCATACTGCATATACCAGTTATACCAGTTATCATCTGCTTCTTTACTCATTACGTAGTCACCTGCTATTCTACTTATCTTATATAAGTCTCTTAGCAGTTTCTCCTTTAAAACAAGTTCTTCATCTGTCATAGATGGTTTAGGAGACTTACACTTTTTATCGTTAGCCCAGATAAACAATACTCTGGATGTTAAACCACCGCCAACTGCTGTTGCTGGCAAACATGACGCTAATGATTCAGGTGTTGTAGCCCCCAGAAGGTTAACAAAGATTGATGGTACAATACTACTTCCACTGTTTTTAGTCCTGTACTTTGTTGGCATTTCAGCGCAGTCGAACATATCAGTTAGAAATACTATCATCTTTGTGTTGTCTTTCTTCTGCCCTATGAAAGACTCAAGTTCTTTAGAGATGATGCTCATTGAACTGTGTACTAGTGTCTCACCATTCGGCATCGGTTCTTCTTGCTTTGCTGCCTCCAAATCCTGTAGTAAAGCTTCCTTTGTGATCTGATCAGCAGAAGTAATAATATCTGGTATTTCAGCAAGTAACTTTACACCGAAGTTAATTGCTTGAGACTTCCTTGCTATCCCAGGTTCTGCAACAAATACAACATACAGATTAGGATAGTAATTTATTCTACCATAAGGTAACTTTACTTTCTTGCGTAAGGCTGCTGCAATCATGGAGTGTGCTGTCCACTTGTCGAACACAGCAGCAGGCTCAGTATTCTTCTGGAACAGGATATAACTTTCAAACCAATCTTTTAAATCTCTGGCCATCAATGCACTCCCTTAAATAGTTTACCTACTGTTTTACTGAAATCAACTTTTTTATCCCGCTCTGCCTTAGTCACTATCTTTCTATTGGCAACAAAGTTAATTGCCTCTTTCTTCAAATCGTCTAATCTTTCTATTAGCCGAGTAATGTTAAACTCAGTATCATGTGAAAATCCCCTTAAGTTATCAAGACACATTGTAACTGGAACCATCAGCACATGATAACTAACTGCAACATGCTTCACTCCATTAACTGTTCTCAACACTTTAATAGTACTCATGTTGGAGGTAAGAATTTCTACTGATGTTTCTGTTAGATAAATTTCTTTTAACCTAGACACAATATAGTGCATTACTTCTTGCTGTTCTCTAATGCTAGTTGCTATTATAATGTTTGGCATGTCTACTCCTTCATTGTGTCTTTGTTGCACAGAGCGTTAAACATTAGATTATCTATTTTAGACTCTGTTCTTTTTACCCAGTTTAAATAATCTTTTTCATTGCTAAATCCTTTCCATTTACGAGCAAGTTCTCTGTAATCTATCTTTTCTTTATTGAGTTCTTTTGCTGGTTGTCTGCACTCACTTTCATTGCAGAAAGGACCTTCATCTTTTCCATTCCAACAACTATGAAATGGACATTCTGTTGTATAGCATTCTATAGCCATAACTACTCCTCACTATCAGGTAAATCGAGTAGGTCAAAATCATCATGCTCATCTAACTCACCCCAATAATAACCAGTCTTAAAATCAACTTCAATTACGAAGGTTTCAAAACCAATTGTTATCGGCCTAACCATGCACTCTTTCATCCTTGCCTTAAGTAGTTCAAGTGCTTCTCTGTTATCTTCACACTGCACGTACATAGCATCATGCAATTGCAGTAAGATATCATACTGATCGCCATACTTATCATAGAAGATTTTCATAGAAGCATTAAGGAAATCACCTATAGTAGATTGTGGCTTAAAGGAATAAGCACTTCTAAATAAAGTATCTCCCCACATATCTAAAAATCTGTGCTTCCTTCCTAGTGGAGTAGTCAAACTCCTTGTTGTCCTTAACTCTGTTTGTATTGTAAGATACCAAACTTTGAGTAAAGGATTTGCCTTATGGTAAAGAGCCAGCAAAGACTTTGCTTCCTTCAACTCTATGCCTAACTGATCAGCTACTACTTGCGGTCCTGCTGAATATGAACAGGCATGCCTTAGTGTCTTACCAATCTTTCTAATGTCTTTCGTTACCTCGTCGTAAGGAATCTCAAACATAATGCTAGCTGTTAATTTATGTACATCATACTTAGCCATTTCTTCTTCAGTGGTAGCAGCAAAAGCTTTCTTAAAGAACTGCTGTAGTTTATAGTCACCTATCAAATGGGAGACAATAACAGCTTCTGCTTGCTTCATATCTGCCTGAACAAGTAACATTCCATCGTCTGCTCTCATCATTTTTCTAGCAACTGGAGGTATGTTCTGAAGATTACCAGAACCAAAAGGCAGAATAATAGAGCCAGAAGATGACCATCTACCAAACGATTTCTTACCTTCCTCTTCTTTAGAAGAACCAGTAATATTATAAGAAGTATGGTATCTTCCATCTGGTGATGGTTCTGCCTCCAAGAAACCAAGTAACTTTAACTTCCTCTTATAATCAAGAATTGAATTTAATCTTAAATCAAGCGGATACTTTCTTGCTAGTCTCTTCATTGCCTTAGCATCAACAGTCATTACTCTCGGCGCTGTTGCAGATTTCCTTCTTTTATACTGTGGCTCTAAACCTAAGTCATAATAAAGTAATTGAATCATTTGCTTAGAGCTGTTAAAGTTTACCTCTTTCCCGAACTTTAGAGTTAAGTCTTTTTTAGATTCTTTTATAATCTCTTGGTTTTCTTCAACTAATTTCTTTCTTACTGCAAGGTCACACTTTATTCCTCTTAACTGTAACATTATAGCAGGGTCAAGCATACTCATCTCAAACTCAAGTACCTTTTCAAGTTTCTGTTTTTTAACTTCTGCCATCAAAGGTTCCGCTATAGCAAATGTTCTGATAGCATCCAGTACATTGTATACAGCGGCGTCAACTTTTGACAACGCTTTCCACGGTGGAACGTCCAAAACAATGCTGCCTAAAAACCCAAGATTTCTAGGAAACTCAGGCCATATAACATGAGATGCTATCAGCGTATCTAGATAAACATTCTCAAACAGCACACCGTGATGATGCCACATTACAGCTTTATCAAATGATACGTTGTGCATAATACTTTCGCAGGCCTTACCTACCTGTCCAAGTTTATACCACAACTGTGCTTCTTGATCTACTGATAGTGTTGGCTTCCAATTCTTCATGCAGTAAAAACTCATGCCAAACTCTGCGCTATCAGCTATACCCAAAAGATGAGGATAAGCAGTACCTATGTGAGTCTCTATATCAAAAGCAATTCTTTTATGATCTCTTCTCAATGTCTCCATATAGTCCATAAACATTTCAAACGATGCCGGCGCGACATACTGTGTTTTATCGCTAAGTAAATTTGGACTACTCGAGTGAAACAATGCTTTCCTGATATCAAATACTGTTACAGGAAACAACTTCCACTCATCGTTTACTGACTGAGGATTGTATGTTGGAACTACTTTAATACCAGGAACTAATGTTGACTCTATAACATAACCTCTTGCTTCTGAAATCTTCTTCATCCCAGTTAATGCCCATAAAGCAAGTATTCCCATTGCTACAATAACATTAGGTCTATTCATCTCCAGTTCTATGCGTAACTGCTCAATCCATTCTACTAGCTCAGGTTTAGGTACAGTGCACTTAGCGTCATAAAAGAATTCCTTAATGTTATTACTTCTCGGACGTTGTAAAGCAACATACCTAATCCTGACTTCTCTTCTATTGATATTGTTCTGCGATAGAGCCAGATTAAAAACCCTACCAGACTCGTGTAAGTTCTGGAACGGCAATCCAGTTTGTTCTTCTAGTACTCCCGGAATCTCACCTAGAAAGAACATTTTGCTATCAAGTGGCCCTCTTGTGTTCACTTGCATCTGTTATCTCCTTAGTATTAGTTAGTTAGTACGGTCTAAAACTTATTGTTACTAAGTCTTTACCCGTGCCCTCTATTATGTTCATCATAGCAGTTCCTCATTAATCATCCCAACCTACATCGTTGTTAAATAAATCTACTGCTTTTTGCAAACTTGTTTTTATATCTTGCAGTACGTTTCTGTATGTACCAGATAAAAAATCATTCTTACTGGCGTTCTGTATATGCGCCAGTGAGCACGATAAACACTTCTTTGTGTTAGCTAAGTTACGTTGTCTTATTTGTTTATGCGTTGCCATCTGCCGTCTCCTCTAAGCTACATACTCGTCAATACTACAAACTGTTCCGCATGCGATGCATCTTAAGCAAGGGCGTGCAATCAACGCTGGTTTGCCTGTCTGTGAGTATACAGCAGGAAGTATCTTATACTCTGATACCTGATCAAACAACGACTTTCCACACTGACAAATTACTGTCTTTAATTCTGAAGCATTAACACTAATGCCTGCTTGTATTTGCTGTGCCATTACTAATCTCCTTTTTGTTTAAAGTATTGTACAACTCTTTGTTTAGCAAGAGCATACGTTTCAAATGAGTCTTCACATGCTATAATATGTAACCTTAGATCAAGGCAAGATTCAATTGAAGTACCACTGCCAACAAATGGATCGTACACAGAGTCACCTGGCATTGTTAATCTACTTAACAATTCCTTAAACAATGGCACAGGTTTTTCTGCGTGATGAATTCTAGCAGAAGGTACAACATTTTGGCACTGAATCCAATCAACCTTACCTTCAACAGTAAGTTGTGAATCAATTTTTCTAGCAAACAGCATTGCCTCATAACCTGCACTCATCCACTTTGTCGGTGCATTATTCTGCCCGCTTTCATTCTTAATCCATATGATAGGACGTTGCGAACAATTCCAACCAGCTCCATCAAATAGTGCTTTAACAATCCAGAAGTGACTAATTGCACAGAACACAACAGCAAATCCATCGTCCTTAACAAACCTAGAGCTTTCAGTAGCTAGCACTGCAATCTTTTCCATTGCCTGATCAAAAGCATCATCATACTTTGTGCCTGTAGATGTTATCTCGCTACCTGTATGTCCACCAATATTAATCATAGTATCATGGACATCGATGCCGTACGGAGGGTCGGTAAACAACACAGAGATAGATTTAGCAGGTAAAGTCTTCATGTGCTCAATAGAGTCAACATTAAGCAATGTAAACTTATCTTCATTCTTCTTCATGTTCTCATCGTATTCTGTAACAGCAGTAACAGAAGCTGAAATTCTTTGAAGTCCCTTTACTGCCTTTTTAATCTCAGATTTAGTTTTACAGTTAGCAAGTATAGGAAAGTTCTCCAGTGCTTCAGCAAGCGCAAGGTCACCAGTTACAGATGTTCTTGTTTTACCCGCTAGTTCAGCAGTCTTTTCCTGCGTCCATCCATCTGGATTCTTAATTGACTTGTCACCGTAGATAGTCTGCTTAAGTTTATGCAGTTCACTGATACCTTGTATTTCCTCAGCGACAGATAATGCTTCTCTTTGCAGGTTTTCTTCAAGTTCCATTTCACGCATCAAAATAGGGTCAACTGCATCGCTAAATACAATCCTTACATCAATCTCATTCATGATACATGCCGCTAGTCTTCTACCGCCGGCAATCAATTCCATATCCCTATTGACTAAGCAAGGTTGCATCTGACCAAACTTCTTAAACGACTTAGACAATTCCTTGATCTTCTTCATGTCCTTTCTGAGCCTTGGTAATCCTTCTTTTACTTTTACTTCTGTTGTCTTAACTACCATGTAATCGGTCATTCAAGACCTCCATTTAATTTAATCAATGCTTGAATATCTTTAAGGTTAAGTCCCATAGATTTAGCTATTAGCTTTTCCTGCTCTGATAATTTAACATTACTGATCTTAGTGCTTACTTTCTTTGCAGGTATGACAATTTTTGACATGGCTTGGGCTAATAACTCCTCCCTCTTTATAGAGTCTCTCTCCACCTTTATAACTAGCAGATCAAAAGGTAGATCAAGAACATTTTGCCTCATCTGCTCCAGTCGCATTATTCTTCATCTCCTCTTCTGTCAGTCTAATAAGCTCCTGCAATCTATCCACTTTCTCAGTTGATGTAGTAACTGCAGCATGTGCTATGTTCTTACATCGCATAAGTAGTACATCAAAATCAGTAGCCATTAGTCTTCCCCTTTCTGTAAGTGCAGTATATGTGCTGATAAGTATACGATTGCTCCTCGGAGTTCATGGATAGCAGCATCAATAGGCAGTATCTGACTTTCGTGTATCTTCTTTACTGCCTGCCCAAGTTGATACGATTTAAACTGGTCTTCAATCCACATGATTGGCTGGTCTAAAAATGGCTTACCACCAGCATGTCTAACTTTACCTTTACCTACGCTAGCTTGATCATACGCACCAAATAGTGTGTTCAGTAACTCATTGTAGTCTTTATCTAAACATGCCTCTAACTTCTTCTTTGCTTCTTTGTTGCTCATTGAATTCTCCTCGCAAGTAAGGGTGGATACTCTTATTTTTCGCCATCTATTCCCCAATATATAGCAGTCAACAAGTGTAGTATCCACCCTTAGTTAATGTTAGTAAGCAGGACAGAGTATTCGCGCAGTCCGGATGCCTTATTCGTCTCTGCCTCTCCAGTGTTCTGATGGTGCGCTATTTGGAAGCGTCAGATTGCAAACTGGAGCCTCATATATTTAGGCATGAATGCACATGCTTCTACTTATCCCTTTTACTAGGAAGCAACCATGTTCTTGATTTGGTTACTCAATCTCTTTTCCCATTCACGAACCTCAACCTGAACTACAACTTCGATGCCTATCCACTCAGCATTCTGTACAGCTTCAGTAATATTTTTAGCTGTATTCATGTTGATCTTCATCTTTTTCTGGAAGTCATTGATCATGTTAATCTTTGACTGCCGCTTCGTCATCTTACCATTCTTTGTTCTTTCTAGTTCATCGCCTTCTTTAGGAAACCAGTTCTTATACTTCAACACGTTTCCGTCAACAGGTGTTTCACCGTCAGACATAAGAATATCTGAGTCAGCACGCAGGGAAACATCCCACACTAAGGCGCAAGCCTCGTTGTCAAAAACAACATTTGTTACATAACCTTCATACGCACCAGCAGGAATCAACGGCGGCTCTTTAAACTCTTCCTCAACATTAAAGTCCGTATCGAACTTAAATCCACCTGCCTCAACATTTCCATCTACCTCAGGCTCATCCTCATTGCCTGCATAAGTAGGCTCCTGAAACTCTGCTTTCTCTGCTACAGTTCCTTCTTCTTCATTTACTACAGCTTTCTTTCCCATTGTGATCTCCTTTATTTAGTCGTCGTTGTTGTTGGTGGTTGTTTTTTCGCTTTAATTTTCTTTCCCGTTAAGTAAGCCATAATTTCGTTATAGTCATTAGGCAAATAATCAGGTAATGTCAGTAGTTTTCCAGATAATCTTGACCGCGCCTTATTAAATCCGATAGGCACAGTCTGGATGAGCCATTTTGATTCACCTCCTTCTCTTTTAGTTGTGTGGTAGTACACTTCATCAAAAAAGCCGGGAATGATAACAGGTAATGAGCCTGTAAGCATTGGCTCAACACCTAGAATATTTCCTGTCTTTTGGTCAGTAATATAGTGCACATGCGAAATGAAGTGTACATTACAGTTGTAATTGTAAATCTGCTTTAATCTTCCCTCCATTAAATTTCTCACCATGCTATAGTGAACATTCCAGATAGGCCCACCAGTTTCTGACCTCTTACTGTCGAGCTGCAAAGCTCTTTCCATACATAGTGCTGTTAACGCAGATAGATCATCCACAATGACTGAGACATACTTACCTTCCTTTACTGCTTTACCAACTTCAAGTACATCCTTTTCAAATTTCAACCATCCTTTAGGACTTAAATCATACTGCTCATAATCAAAATCAAGTCCCTTATAGCTTATAATACTGTTTGCTGCATCGAACACATACCCAGGTGTCGGAAAGGATGAGCCAAGAATAGACTTACCTGTTCCTGGGTCACCTACAGACATAACCTTTATATACTCTGTATCAACAGATACGTCTTTTGCTGATGGCATTATTCATCCTCCTTTGACTCCGTGATGCCGCTATCCATATCTTTTTCTCTGGTAAAGATATTAATGGCATCATAAAAGTTACTCTGCGCTTTCCCCCATCCAAATGGTCCAGCATATGCTGTAATTTCAGGACTATCTGAACTATTTCCTCCATCGGGATGTATTCCTCTTTCGTACTTTAAAGACACTAAAGTATCTGGATACATCTCATGCAACTTTTGCAGTGCTTCATTATAATTCATTTCAATCTCCTTATTTATCTAGGCTTTCTACATACAGTCTCCATGCCTTCTATTCTCCTGTTTCCCTTTCGTCAGGAACGATTACAAATCCATCAGTTGTCTTGAACCTTTCAATGTCCCATCTAGGGTGAGTACACAGTGGCATGAATCCGCATGTGCTGTTGAAGTCAAAGCAATGGCCAAAGTCTGGTGGATAGTCAGCTTCTGCTGCTTTCTTCAATTTAAAAGCATTCCATATAACATGCCTTCTCCAATCCGCATAATCTCTGTTCGAGTAGATTTGAGGGAACTTCATGAAGTTTGTTTTAATGGCTCCGTACTCACCAGTCTTCCTGCTCTTTGTTGCCTTTAACTGATGGTAGTAAACCATCGTTCCATTAACACCTTCGTAATGTTCCCTTGCCACAAACTGATAACCCATCAACTGAATCATCTTCTGTAGCTTTGCTGCCATGTAAGGCAAATCAACTGAAGTTGTCTTAAAATCTACTACCCATTTCATACCACTGACTACCAGCATTAAATCTATAATAACTACAAACTCTACCTCAATGTCGCCGTAGCAACGTTTTTCCTCGTCTGTTAAGGATATGATCACGCTCAGTTTATTTTCTGGCTCACCAAAAACTTCCTCTTCATCTGCTTGGTACTGGTCGTGATAGATTGAAATAGAATTAAGTAGTGATTGTAGATTCCTATAGTCTTCGTTGAACTTTTGTACTGTTGGTTTTTTCCAGTACTTAGCAGCAGCTTCCCAACCTGCTACTAAACTCTTTTTATTCCGGTAGTAAAATTCCATTCCCTTATGGAATGCACTACCATATCTCATAGCAATACTTCCATACTCTGTAAATATCCTATGCTTTCTTTCAAACAGTAATTTTCTAGAGCAGGTATTTACAGTGTTTGAAACTGAGTGAGATATTCTGATTCGTTCCGGCATATTGATCTCCCTTTGGTTAATCCATGTCAAAATTTGTCACTACTTAATTAAAATAAGGTACTCACAGGCAGGATTGTACCTGCAATGGAATCTTACTTGGCGCCTCGGTTCGATCTTGCACAGCATATTGAAGCTATCTGTGTGCGTCACTTTCCTAGCCTAAGCCAATCCTAGTATACTCTACTGACCGATACACGCCCAAAGCCGTTACCGTTTTCATCTACCATTTACTAGGTGCGTATTAAGTTTTCCGCCACTGTGAGTACCTTTGTTCATCACACTAAAATTAAATCATTCTATTGTTATGCCTGAACCGGAGCATCGGGCGGAACGATTGCTGCAATAGCTTTCTCAACTTCTTCCGGAGTCAACATCTTAATACTTCCCAGGTAATTGAAATCGTCAGCCGTACTTGCTTTGATTAACTTCAATTTCAACATAAGTCTACGAGCTGCAACCTGTTCACGCTCAGGCAGTTTACCGATTCCTGTTTCAACAGCAGAAAGAGATACAGATTCTCCACGTGCGCCCTTTACTGCCCAGTTGCCGGCGAGTAAGCCTTCGTATACTTTCTTGATGGAATCAATGGCATCCTGTCCAACTTCTCCTGCTGCTGCATCACCCAGTTTATGCGAAAGGCCGAAGGGGCCGAGCTTTGCCTGAATGTCTTCCGGAAGTGCTGCAAAATCAAATGCCATATCCTGACCAGTTGTCAGTTCTTTGAAATTAACTACGGTACCTTCGATGTTTTTCTGAAGCTTTCTTACTTTAGCCATTTTTAAATCTCCTTAATTCGATTGTTGTTGGTCGGTTAATGATTTACTCTCTTCCGCGTCCGCTTTGTCTACTTCAAGCTGAGCTTTGAGAGCCTTCTCAACATACTGTTGCACTGGTATATCTTGATCAATTGCTTTCTTCTTGATCTCCTTTAAAGTCTCATTGCTTATCTGAGCCTGAAGGTGTGCCATTTGAATCTCCTTTCGTTAATTTACTGAAACACAGCGTAATATCGTTATTCCGTAATATAATGTATAATACCACGGTTTTTCTAAGCAGTCAATATTTATTTTCAAGCATGTTAATTTATTTTCAAGCTCTAATTATTTTAAATCCATGCTCCCTTTCTTTATCCATCTCTCTTATCCTTTATACAGTTAGTCTTCAAGTAGTTTAAAGCTGTGCCTGGCTTACGCGGCAACAAAGAACAAAACTGTTCTATATCATACTGACTCTTCATCGCAAAAGTATATTCCTTCTTACCGTCAATCTGCACACAGACATCAATAACACCAAAGAAGTCTTTAGATGTTGATAGCAGAATCAGCTTCATGATACTATTCTCCAACTAGAATCATCTAAACTAAAAGATGAGCAATTAATTACTTCATCTAAATCTTTTAGCACTTCATCCACTATATCTTTCCCTTCAGTATTATCATCAACATAGCTATGAGGTTCGTCTAACTCTACTAGTAATGTAAATTCAATCAGCATTAATTAATACCTCCTTTAATAACTAAGTGATGTCAAATTTTGTCGTCGATTGGCTCATCTACCAGTGGAACCAATTCACCTATTGGCCCCACCTTAAAGAGTTTAAACCTGTGCATATTCTGCTTCTTTATGATAGCATATGGTTCTTTATACTCAATACCATACTCCCTTGCCTTGAGCCACAGTGTATGATTCTTTACTTCCATCTCTTTAAGTGATCTGCCAACCAACACTCTAAACACTTGTGTTTCCACTGATGTAAGTGGTATAGCTATAACATCCTCACCACTCAGCACAACAGCAATTATTATCTCTTCTGCCTCAGCTTTAGTCATTATTCTTCTCCAATTGTTCTACCTGTAAAGGTAAGTAAGTCCAATGCAGCTCAGCAATCTGTTTTGCAACAAGCTTGGCAGCTTCTATGTCCTTCGTTTTAACATGCTGAGTTAAGCTAACCCATCTTTGATATAGTTGACCAGCTACCATACATGCTACTGACTCATCAGTTTTAATTGCTATTTCTCTCCATACATCAACAGGACAACAAGTGCACTGAGGCTTAAGCCGTCTCCAGCCGTTGGTCTGGGTAATCTTTGATGCAATATGACATGCAGGACATCGTGACCAGTATACACGTAAAAAATCTGGTTTTATGGTTGCTCCTGTTACAGATAATTCATTCCATCCTGCTACGCAATCTTTGTGCGTAGCATTAAATTCTTCTTTAGTTAGCATTTCACTTTCTCCTTTATGGCAATGATCAATGCCACCACAGTATTTTTTATGCAAATCACAATAAATTGCTGAATAAGCAAGTTCATTCATATCAGGGCAATTACTGTATCTGGACAGTCTCCTGATACTCTCTTGTTCTTCTTTCTCTGTAAGATACTTGTCCATTACTCCTCATTCTCTGGTTATACAGCGTCCTTACATTCGCGCCACGTTTCTGTACGTACTACCCAGTCATCGTATACTCTGCCTATCTCTTCATAGCTATTAGAAAAAGTCATTATCACTCTACCAGTACCGACAACATAGTTGGCTTTTTGATGCAAACTCATTCTGAGTGAAAACAGCCTAACAATTACACCAGAAGGAAACAACACTGCCTTGGGAAACGGTGTTTTATACAAGTCACAAAAGTTTTCAGTCATCGTTACTCTCCTTAAATATGAACTCTGATTAACACACCAAACTTATCGTATACCTTACTTGCAATCTCATCGTTGATGTACTGTTCTACTTTAAGTATAGCTCTAGTAAACAGTTCTTCTTCGTCAGCCATATCAAGTACTACTGATGGGCCATTATACTGCATTATAATCTTTCCAGTTCTTTTCATGATTATCTCCTATTCCTTATCAATCGTTTAATTACTGCATCCTCATAGTTAGTTAACAGTTTACAAAGGTAAGCAAAGCGTATCCATTTACTTACTTTACCATTAGTTATATTCCTTTTAGCTTGTCTCATTAATCAAAATCCTCTTTAATCTTTCCTTACGAGGGTCAACAACAGTAAACTTATTACTCTGCTATCATTGTTACTTTTCTTTTCTTAGTCCACCTCTTATCAATAGCGCATTTCTTGCCTTTAATAGATGCTGGCAAAACAGCAACACCATAACCATTTATCTTATTAGGGTTAAACTTAGATGCGACAACCATCTCATCGCATCCTCTACTGCAATCCCATAACTGCACTCTGTAATCAGGCATTAGTCGTACTAGCTCCTTTTTCGTTAGATAGTATTTTACTTCTTAGCTTTTTAATCATAACCATCAAATCATAATTGCTTTTAACCTTTAACTTATCATCAGTACAATTAGCACACTGCAGGACATTGTATCTATATGTCCGTTTAATCTCATATGATGGTGTCTCAACTGTACACGTAGCGTAACCAGAATCGTCTCCTCTTTTAACATGATCAACAAAGGTAGTTGATATTAGTCCGCAGCAATCACAATACCTAACAACTTTACCCGATGTGAAATCAAGATTGCTTATTTTTGTTGCTCTAGTCTCAGATATCGAAGCAATCTTAAGGTCAGCAACTCTACTTTTTGGTGCTTTTGGTGCTACTGGCTTAATGCCATCCAATGAGATATTCAGTCTAGCTAATAGTTCTTTTTCTTCTGCTGATAAGTTAAGCATTTTAACTCCTTTATCGTTTATTTAATCTTGCAGTTTAAAGTATGACATTCTACTTTTCTTAATTAGTTTTCCGTGATTCCACTCTTTATCAATACTATATAACTCTGTATACAGTACAATCTTCCTAATCGCATCATCATTACTAATTTGATTGTTAGTAACTAAGTCTACAACTGCCAGTATTTCTTTAACTAATCTGTCTTTCATTTAGTCTCCGTATCTATTCCGCCTGAAGGTAAATTATAAATTCCTCTATTTCCTTTAAGCATTAACATATTATATATTTCCATAGCTGCTGTCTGAACATCCAGTGCATCAATCTTTACATGACTGAATAATCTCATCATTAACTCTTCAGCTTCTGGAGTATCGATTTCAATTATTAAGTTCCTTTTAACAAATTCTGAACCTACCACAACAATTTTAGCTTTCATTGTGTAACCTCCATTATTTATTTACTTATTTAATATGTGAGTAGTATACCACATTATTTTATAGCTGTCAATATAAATTTGGTAAACTGGTAAATTTATTTTAAAGTTGCTATTCGTTGCATCTCATTAATTTCATCAATAGAGTATATAACATTAAGTTTAGCTTTTTCATCTAAATTCTCAATTACTGCTGTATTATACGCTATTGCTGCTTCGTTAATATCTTCATATAGTCCTAGTGACTTTTGTTTACCACTAACATAAATATAAGCATAGTACATCTTTCTTTGTTTGTGCCAAGTTACACCTTTATACGGATTTATCAGTCCGTTAGTTATTTTCGTTGTGCCGCTATAACTTACCTTATTGTGTTTAAGTTTACGGGTATACTGCTTTCTAGGAATACGCATATGCTCATTATGTGTAAGTATTACTAAATTACTTTCTTGATTATTTAATCCATTACTATCTGCATGATGTACGTCCATACCCTTGGGATTGTCCATTATTATTCTGTGCATTAAAACATGCGATAAAGTTACAGCATAATATTTATTACCATCTTTTCTAGCACTCCATTTCCATTCGTTGAGCCAATCATAATTATGATCATCAACTAAAGTTATCTTATTGTGTGAAAGTAAGATTTCGCGCATTATTACCTCCTTTTATTTTTGTTTAATGTAATCAGTATACCATACTAATTATAAGCTGTCAATGTTTTATTGACATCTACGGTATTTATATTTTGTTTATCCTGTTTATTGTCAATAACATAATAACATAATAACATAATAACAGTGTTCCTAGTATGCCATTTATCGGTCTTTTATTTTGACATGGCTGACTATTATATCAGTGTTGTCATTTTTTGACATGGCTGACCTAAAGGTCAGTATAAATTTTTGCTTAGTCTTATAGTGTTTGTATGTTCTTATGTATATATATATATATTTATATAATATTATTATATATCAAGATTACCAAATAGTACTATAGAGAGAATAAGCACTTTTTCAAATAACCTTAGAGCGAATAACTGATTAAATGTAAGCAATTAGGACTAAGTCATGTCACGGGAAAAGGGTCAAAAAGAGGGTATTAGACGGCCCGTTATTATGTTATTATGTTATTACGTTATCCTATTTATTTCATTTATTTCATTTATTCAATGTCATTTTTTGACATGGCTTATTAATATATAAGTAAGTAACATTAACTTTGTTGTTTGCCTTTCGTAAGATAAGATTACTATACTATAAGTAATATTATATAAGTATATTTCTGTAAGAATGTTTGTATAATCCCCCGGCCCCCATCTCAAAAATAGCACTTATTTTTTGACATGACTTACAATAAACTAATCCATGTCAATATTTAACATCACTGCCGATAGGCTAATCAGCATACCTCATAACTGCATGTTTTTCGATGAACTTTACTGTTACTGCCTTTTGCAGCGTAGCATATAGCTTTATTTTTGTCAGTGCTTCATCCTTATCAATTATGCCTGCATCTTTCTCTGCTATCGCTTCCAATATTAAATCAATTGCATCAATCATAATAATTTCCCTTCTATTTCACACAATAACTTTCTAAAGAGGGTAACTTTCCATAATAATTCCTTCATCATATCCCTGTATTTTTCTGCTACTTTTATGTCATCGAATGCTTCTACTCTTTTACATCCTGTCTGATCAATTGACAGTACAATATACACCCATCTCATTTCATTTTCCATTATTTGCCATCCTTTTGGTGCAGTAATGTTTTTGTGATTGTACATTTCCACAGTAATTCGTGCATCATGTTACGGTGTTTTGCTGCTTCTATTGCATCATCAAAGGCATCTATTCGCGGATAACCTGTTTTACTGGTAGATGTGATTATATAGATGTATACCTCATCCTTGTTCATTGTTCGCCCTCCGTAAGGAACAGCAGTTTATAGTCATGCTGAGGACATTGTTTAATTACTCTGCTGCAGGCATTTCAAACTTCCTGCCATATGCCACTTCGATTGCTTGGATGGTGCTTTTCTTAATAGCTGGCTTTGCGTCCGAGGCCATAATTGTCTTGCACGTTTCGATGAATGGATCAACTTTGACAGCATTCTTGCGCTCCACCTTCGGACAGTCCGCCATATACCAGTCAATTACCTCTTTGATCAATTCCTTTTTCTCGGCAATGGTATCGCTTTCGTGTCCAGCCAATGCTCTGGTAGCCTTCACAAACACACCATAATTCGCGGCAGCCTTCATAGCCTTGTGGTATCCCATGCCATCCAATTGTGATACAATCTCAACACCGTCAAATGTTACGACGCCATCTACCTTTGCCAATCCCACTAGTGCATAATCGAATCTTACTTTAGCCATGATAATAACCTCCTAGTTATTTGATTTGTTGTATGCATCCTAACATACTGTTGTTTAATTGTCAAGTCTTATTTGCTGCTGCCATTTGGCATTTCCCTTTTGTTGATTGCACTATAGCACATCCATTTTAAATGTCAAGGTTTATTATCATCGATGCATTAAATAAATTCCCGACTAATGGATGACCCCCCACCGAGCACCGGAGGCACCTTGTCGTAGTTTAAAGACCGTATCCTCACCCCACAAACAAAATCTAAAAACTCCACCTGAGGCAAGCCTCAGCATCCTAACGTAAACCTATAGGATTTGGCCACACCCATCTGAAATATATGTGAGATCAAATTTGAAAAATTCCTAGCTAGCAAATATAGTTTTTCCCAGTAGCGAAAATCATTGACAAAGTTGCAATAAAATGCTATAATTGGTTTTTAAACGAACACAAACCAGGGAGATTGTAATGAGCAACTGGGGTCGACCACCTAAAGAAATTGATAAGGAATTGATGCTTGACCTTCTCTCCCAGGGACTCTCTAAGAAAGAGGTCGCAGGCGTCCTTGCAATATCCCTACCTACACTAGATAGAAAGATTGCAGACCTTAAGAAGGCGGAGTCAAATCTCCTTGCTTATGATAAGGTAGCATACCTTGATATCATAGGAGTACAGCAAAGACTTGTTGGTGGCATCACAGATGAGAAGATAGCAGATGCTCCACTAGGTCAAATTGCTCAAGCATATGGAGTGTTTAATAAAGCTTCACAGTTGATTCAAGGAAAGCCCACTGAGATACATGGATTGATGGGCTATCTACTGCACCTAGAGAAAGAAGATATTGAAGCAGTCATGTCAAAAAATGACGCACCTGAAGAAGCAGAACAGTTATCGCTCTTCGGAGATACTATAGATATAGGTGATTAAGTGGCAGTAGAACAGGCAATACTCGAAAGAATTAGAAGATGGAGAAATGATGCTGTACTCTTCGTCCAGGAAGTGTTGCTAGTCAATAAGCCACACGTAAAGATATCCACACAACAGATGGAGTTCCTACGGGCACTGCCTAAGCAGAAACGAATCTCTATCAGATCTGGACACGGAACAGGTAAAGATGCTTCCGCAAGTTGGGCAGTTCTCTGGTTCTTAAGTACTAGGGTATATGCTAAGGTAGTTTGTACAGCACCTACAGCGCGACAGTTAAACGATATTCTGTGGTCAGAGATAAGTAAGTGGGCGCGTGATAGTGCAATTCAAGATGAGTTTGTAATTCAATCTGAAAAGATATTTCACAAGGGTGCACCTAAGGAATGGTGGGCAAGAGCTGTTTCACCGAGTGTGAAGGCTGACCCTACAGACCAAGCAGAAACATTAGCTGGGTTTCATGGTGATCATCTTTTCATTGTTGTTGATGAAGCGTCCGGTGTTGAAGATCCTGTCTTCATACCAATTGAGGGTGCTCTCACGCAGGAAGATAATAGGGTACTGCTAATTGGAAATCCTACAAAGAACAAAGGTTATTTTCATGATACTCAATTCCATGCAGAGATTAAAAAGATGTGGCATCGACTTCACTGGGATTCGCGAGATAGTGAAAACGTTAAACCTGAATACGCCGTCTATATGGCTACTAAGTATGGCGTTGATTCTAATGTGTTTAGGATTAGAGTTGCTGGTGAACCTCCTCTTGAAGATGAGCGAACATTAATTCCACTGTATTGGGCCGAACAATGCATAGGCAAAGAGTTGGATATTGATGAAGAAGAACCATGTTATCTTGGTGTTGATGTAGCGAGGTATGGTGAGGATAAATCAATCATACTCCCACGGCAGGGATTAATCATTAAACCTTGGGAATCATTCCAGGGTATGAATACAGCAATACTTACTGACCATGTTGTTCTAACATACGATGAGAATGACGCAGAGGGTTGTGGCGTCGATGTTATTGGTGTTGGCGCAGGTGTTGCGGACAACCTCAGAAAGCGAGATATGCCTGGGTTATTTGACATCAATGTGCATTGGGCGTCAAGTGATGCGCAGAAGTTTGCATTGTTGAGAGATGAGTTGTGGTGGCGGGTTAGAGAAAACTGTATGCACGGTTACTACTCTTTTCCAGACATCAAGTTACCTGGTGAGACATTATCACTTGGACAGGAATTGGCAAACGAGTTATCCAGTCCTCGTTATGAGTTTAATAGAAACGGAGCAGTTAAGGTTGAAGGTAAAAAAGAGATGAAGAAAAGGGGAGTTGCTTCCCCTAACATTGCAGATGCACTTTGCATCACCGAGTATTTTTATGGCAGTGCAATGCGAATATTTAGACGTAAGGATAGAAAGAAGGCTAAGAGAAAGATGCTCCAGCCCGGCAATAGTAACAGTGGCAATCGGAATAGAAGAGGTATACAGGGAGCAAATAACTGGCAACTAGTATAGGAGATTATAATGTCTGGTGAATTTTTTGGTGGAAATCCTAAGGTAGGAAAGAAGGCAGCAAATTTCATGAATACGGTTAGTGATCCACTTGTATATGGAATTGAAAAAGCAAGCAATCTTGCAAGCTTTGTTAAGGATTATTTGGGTAATGCAATGCAGTCACATGATATTGCTCGCCCTCAGTCCCAACCCACAGCTCCTCCGCCATTGACTCAACAGCAGGTTGACGAGATTAATGTTACGCCTGGTTTTGGCATGGCGAGGAGAAAAGCTTTATGGGATGTAATGCAAGGGATGAAAGGAAATCAGTAGTAGAACGCAGTTTAAAACCAATAAAGGGTATAGACTGTTCTATATATAAGCGAGGTGGTAAACTATTTGTTCCACGTAGAACCTGTAAAAAGTGTGGTAGTATTGGTAAGGTGCATAAACATCATATTACATACAGTCCTACAAAACTTGTGGTTTTATGTGTCAGATGCCATAAATTAATTACAACGATAAATACTATAGGAGCTATAGTTACTCACACAAAGCAGGATAATGTACTAAGACTTAAACTGTGGCAATGGTTTATAGATGCTGATAAAGTTAACTTGAATGGCATAACAGATTTTTTGCAGATTCGTTACGAATTTAGTTCTGCTGATATTACGTATATTATTAATGCTGCAAAACGTGTAAGTTAAATTTGTTTTTGTTTTGTTTGGCCCTTCGTCAGGAAAGATTACTTATAACATAAGTTATGTCAAAAATTGACATGGATTAAATAATTGGAGGTAGTTTACATGCTTAAAATGCAAACGTTGTTAAGTGCCGAAGCTGTAGAAAAAGCAGGAACTATTTATACACCTGGATTTTTGTTTGAACAGTGTACTGGAAATGTTTCAGTATTACTGGTATCAACTGCTGGTAGCGTGACAATAACACAGCAATGTTCATTTGATAACATACATTTCTTTGATGCAGTAACCCACGAAGGAACAGCAACAGGTAATGTATGTTCTGCTGTAACAGTTACCACTGGAACTTATGTCACATACAGTCCAGTTCTTGCTAAGTTTGCAAGACTAAAGATAGTAGAAGGTAATGTTGCTGCTTCTGCAATTTCCTTAATTATTGCTTTTAGTAAGGAGGGTGCATAACATGGGATTTGTTAGCGGGCCAGTAAATCAAACCAATACTGAGGTAAAGGTAATTGAGAAAGTAATAGAGACACCAATCTTTAAAGATGTAATTGTAGAACGGCCGGTCTTTAGGGATAAGATTATTACTATCGAAAAACCAAAGTATGTTGATAAGATATATGAGAGACCTGTATATAAAGATGTTGTTATTGAAGTACCACAGTATGTTAAGAAGGAAATCGTCGTTGAAAAGACTGTGATTAAAGAGGTTATAATTACAGTTGAAGTTCCTAAGTATGTAGATAAGATTGTAGAAAGACCAGTATACGTAGATAAAATCATCAACGTGGAGAAAATAAAAATAGTACCTGTCGAAGTTAAGCACGAATACAGCGTAGATGTTCCAGTACTTGTTTATCACGACGTGGTTGTTGATCAGGCAAAATTGAGGGAACAAATTGTTGATGTAATTAAACCTCATTATGTTTGTCAGGATTGTGGCAAGGAGGTTTAGTTATGGCGTTTGCAACAAGTCCTCAACCAGTAATTATTGTCGGTGGTCCGATTAAGTATTACACATCGTACGAGTCAACAGGTTTATATGTAGAGAAAGTTTTCAGTAATTTATGCCATAGTATCACAATTCAGAATACGCACGTAAGTGATCCTATTCAATTATCTTTTGATGGTGCTACGTTACATGGTGACTTAAGTGGTGGTGAGTCAATAACAATTCATGTAGGTAATGCAACTGGTGTATATCTAAAGTCAACGGGTGGTTTGGCTGTTATTAGAGTATGGGGATGGTAGTAATGAAAAACCTATTAGTCATATTGTTTCTTTTGTTACCGTCAACTGTTTTAGCGCAGGAAGAAATTATATGTTGCGTTAAACCGCCGATTACTTTGGTTTGTGAAGAACTGAAACGAAAGCCCCATACCACCGAATACAGTAAAGGAACGCGAGGTGATGTGCGAACTGGACCTGTCGTGACCATAACTGTAGTGGAAAATGGTATTATTAGTATCTGTGGGTGTTCCTATCCTTATGCATCGTGCGGTCTGAGTGTAGGCCCTGGAGAGGCGATTTAAATGGCGATATTTACAGAAAACAAGGCAATTAACCTCTATCAATCCACATTAGGTACAACGCCTTCGGGACATGCCGACGCTTTGGTTAAAGTTGGCGGTGAATCAACATCTAAATTCGTCCCAAATATCAATGCGAGCAAATGGGGCGATGAGGTATGGCTGAATATCAACAACAAGGCGGTTACCGTTGTGGGAGAAACGCAATCCTTTGTTGACGGGAAAGCAGACCTGATTGTCGGCAATAACTGCCATCGGTACTATATAGACGCAAATGGTAATCTTGAATATGAGATCATTTTTTCATCTATACCTGCCTCGCCGGAAATAATTTTAGATTTGCAGTTATCGAAAGGATTATCTTTTTATTATCAGCCGGAATTGACGGAAAAAGAAAGACAAGACGGCTATATAAGACCAAATGGGGTAGTTGGCTCTTATGCTGTGTACGGGAATCAGTTCAACAATAAATACCAGACTGGCAAGATTGCCCATATTTACCGACCATTTTTGGTGGATAGCAAGGGGAATGTGTCATGGTGTGATTTATTTATTGATCCGGCAGTCAATATCATACAAATCCTGATGGATGAAAAATGGCTATCGGCGGCAAGTTATCCGGTGATCCTCGACCCGACGTTTGGATATACCTCCGCTGGAGGTAGCTCATACAGTGGGTCGGGTTATGCGTTTGCGAACCATGACACCACGGACGCTTCGGGAGGCAACACATCGCAGATACATTTATGCGTGGAATCCGGAGCCAACGGCACGCGGATTATTACTGCGTGTATGTACAGCAACAACATGTCAGTTCCCGACACACAGTTATTGACTGAGATTGAGATTACACCTGGTAATGGCGTAACTGGTTGGGTTTCCGGGAGTTATATTGTTGCGTTGCAGGCGTTGACAAAATATTGGCTCGCGTGGTCATCGGACAATATAAATGTCAAATATGACACGGCGGATACCGACTGGAACAATTATAACGTACAATCAGGCACAGATCTGCCGACTACGTGGTTAACGACCTCGGCCAATGTTGTTAGATGGTCAATTTACGCCGATTACGCGGCCGCATCAGGCCTTGGCCTACCCATCATCCAAAATTATTTTAACCAGATGAGGCATTAAAAATGCACGAACTCAAAACCAATACAGCTACCAGAATCGCCGTTGGGCCTCTCGTTGATCCAACGGACGGAAAAACCGCCGAGACCTCGCTGACTGTAACTGATCTCTCTGTGCAACTATACCAGATTAAAAACGACGGCACGGCAGTCGTTCACACGCAGTTTGCACCCACGGCATCAGGCGGAAATAACGACATGGTTCATGTCACTGATGATACGGCGGGTGTGTATGATTTGGAACTTACCGCCGCACAGTTGAATTTCTTGGGTAATGCCCGGATCACATTTTATGATGTGGACGGTTTCCTTGTGCATTGGATTGATATACTAGTTGTCAGTGCGGCTTATTTCGATTGGAAATACGGCAGTACGATTCCTGATGTCAACACAACAAAGGTTGGCGGAACCTCCCAGACAGCGAAAGACATCGGCGCACTGAATGTAACAAACATCAATACCCTGGCCAGCCATGATCCCGGAGCGACTTTGGTAAAACCCGCCGATCTTGGTACAGTTCAAACCGGCGATTCCTTCGCAATTGTCAACAGTGGCACTTACGGCAATGCGGCAATCAAATCGCAACTGACCGATATTCACGACACCGATCTTCCGGCTGTTAAGACAGACACGGCAGCAGTTAAAACTCAGACAGATAAGATGGCTTTTACTGTAGCAAATCAGATAGATGCCAATGCCTTAGCAATTCCTGCAGCAACGCTGGCTGCAAATCAGCATGTCATTGTAGATAGTGGAACAGTAACTGCGATAACAAATAATGTTAACGCAGACATTAAGAAAATAAACGGCACAACTATTACAGGAGACGGTAGTGCAACTCCTTGGGGACCAGTATAAATGGGAACTTGTTGGACTACTTCAGCGTGGGAAACTGATGCGTGGGAAGTTAATTCTTGGAGCACAGTTGTAGTAGAGACAATGGGTTCATGCTGGAAGGTCGGCTCATGGGCAACTAATTCATGGGTACTAGGTTCGTGGAGTAGTGAACTTGTTGTGCATGCTTACAGTAAGCGTATACCGAGCTTAGGACACTTAGTAAAGCAAGTTGGTGGATACTATTAATTGTTCAAGGAGTTAAGATGCCTATAGTAGAACCTGTAATAACTTGGAACTTATTTGTTACACCAGTTGTAGTTGGTATTGCTATTTGGATTTCAACTACTGTCTTGAACAGATTAATGGTAAAAAGGGATAAGCAAAAGGAAGTATTAGATGCCAAGATAAAAGAACTTATGGAAGAGAAAGAGTTACTTTTACAGCAACATGAGCATGAAAAAGATGTTGCTTTGTTGGCGTGGAGAACAGAATTTTCACAGAAGCAGTGCTCTATTGAAATAAAAGTAGATGCTATTGTAGCAGCACTCTATAAGAAAGTTGATTGGAGTCATTGTAACGAAAGAAGAGATGCACTTGAAAAAATACTTGGAGAAATGCGTGAAAGCTTTAAAGGGAGAAAATGAAGTACTTTAAAATACAGGAACTGGTAGATAGAAAGACATTCGAGGAAAAAGGTGAAGAGTCTTTTAGTTACTTTAATAAAGAAGCATTAATTGCTCTTGATGATTTAAGGGAATTCTTTGGTAAAAGTATCGTAGTAAACAATTGGGCATCTGGTGGTAAATTACAGTGGAGAGGTCTTAGACTTCCAGCATGTAAAGAATTCAGTGAAGGTAGTCAACATTCAGTTGGTAATGCCTTTGACTGCACGATTGTAGGATTAACTGCAGCGGAAGCAAGAGAACTAATTCTTCTGCATAAAAATGATAAATTGTTAAAGCGCATTACAAGACTTGAAGGAAATGTACGATGGTTACATTTTGACTTAAAGCCAGCAGTAAACAGGATTAGAGTTTTTACTGCATAAGGATGAAACATTGTCTGGAGATACAATAAAGTATCGTAAAGGTTATAAGTATCAGTTAGCAGAAACATACTCACTCTGGACTGACTTTTTTGAGTACACAGCGTACACACAGTTCATCTATCTAGAGAAGGGATTATTGACAATGCTTTCTGGTTACGCTTGGGATGGTTGTTCTGGACCAACAATAGATGACCATACTAATATGCGGGGCGGTTTAGTTCATGACGGTACTTACCAGTTAATACGATTAGGTTATTTGCCTGAGAGGTGTAAAGCAAGTGCAGATAAACGACTGGAAACAATGTGTATCGAAGATGGTATGTACCACATAAGAGCTCACATATACTTTGAGGGTGTAGATCATTTTGCTGGCTTTGCTGCTAAATACGGAAATGAGCCATATCCTATTTTAACTGCACCATAAATAGGACTCTTCCGGCGGAGTCTTAACGGGTTGCAGTGGAGTTTGCGTCTCCTTGGCTTCACTGCAACCAACCAAAAGGAGTACTATGAAAATACTTAACGCACTAATGAAGAAGATTGATCCTAAGAATATTAAAGTAGGAAAACGTAGTAAGCGAAATAAATTAGCCTTACCTAAAAAATAATCCATGTCAAATTTTGACGTTAACTGGAGTTAATATAAGATGAATTATACAGAGAATACTTCTATTGGAACTGCTGCAGGTGTTAGTGATGAAGACGCTGCTCTGCTTAATAAGGTTACTAATTGGTTAAAGCAAACTGAAGGTTCTGATAGTGAAGCTAACTGGTTAACGGTTGCTGAAAAAGACTACGCTTACTACGCAGGAGATCAAGACGATATAGATGTACTGCAAGCATTAGCTGATGCTAAGAGACCTGCTCTTACATACAATCAAATTAAACCTAAGGTTGATGTTGTTGTTGGTTTAGCTGGGCAGAACAGACAATTACCTTCTGCCTTTCCAGTTGAACATAATGACGAAGCAATGGTAGAACTTGCCAACGGTGTGATTAAATTCTTCAGAAGAGAGTCTATGCTCGCCGACAACGAGATGACATGTTTTGAGCATACTGTAAAGAGTGGAAGAAGTTTGATGCACTTCTATGTGTCAGATGAAAATCCATATGAACCTGAAATAAAGACCAGGTTTGTTCATGGCAGAAATTTTAAAATTGATCCGAGAAGTATAAACTATGACCTGTCAGATGCAAGATTTATCTTTATTGATTTCTGGTATGATAAAGAAGATATCATAGCTAAGTATCCTGATTTTGATCCTGCTATTGTGTCACAGTTAAGTGCTTCAGATGGTTCATCGCCATTATTTTATAATGCTATAACAGATACTTATCGGGTAACAGAGTGTTGGTATAAGTCAGTAGAAAAAGTTTATTGGATTGTTAATCCTGTTACCAATAATACTGAGAAGGTTAATAAAGAAACCTTCGAGACAATGAAGACACAACTGCAACAGGGTCTTCAGATGCCTGATGGTAGGGTTATAACTGATCCTAACTTTACAGCAATTGAAAAGATGGGAACTGTTTACAGATGTGTAATATTTTCAAATACTTATATATTTGAACAGGGTGTATCAAAGCACAGATGGGAAGGATTTCCTTCAGTTTTGTTTGGTGGTTATAAACATGATACAGAGAACAGATGGTTTGGTTTAGTTACCATGATGATCGATCCGCAAGTAGGCATCAATACTATGCGGAGACAAATGCAACACTTGTTACAAACTTCTCCAAAAGGAATACTTATACATGAACTTGGGGCAATCATTGATATAGAGGCTTATGAGAAAAGATCTGCTGAACCTAACTACCACATGGAGGTTGCAACTGGTGCTTTAGAAAAAGTCAGGTTTACTGATCAGCCAACTATTTCTCCTGTGTACGGGCAGTTGATGGAAGTTGATCAGCAGTTCATGAAAGATGTTTCAGGTATACAGAATGATACACTGGGTGTACAGACATATTCTAGAGAACCTGGAATTACTACGCAGTTAAGACAAGGTCAGAATATCGCAATCCTTTATATACTTCTTGATAACTTTAAGAAGAGTAGGCTGCAAGCAACAAAAATATTATTCTCTTTTATACAGCAGTATGTAACTACTGAAAGAGTTATAAGAATTGAAGGACAGGATGGACAACAGTTACTACAGCAATTAAACTCACAGAGTAATCCTGGTGCGCCAGGATTTAATGATATAAGTGTAGGTAAATATGATTTCTTTGTTGAGGAGGGAATTGAAACAGTAAACTCTAGAAACTCTATTGCGCAGATGCTTATTGGATTAAGTCAAAATAATCCTGGATCTGTTCCGGCAGAGTTAATTACAGAGTATTCTGGTGCACCTTTTTCTGTCGTGCAGAAGTTAAAACAATATACTGCAATGCAGCAGAAGGCACAACAAGAAAATGCTGATAAGCAAGCAGCACTAGAACAACAGATGGAACAAGCAAGGTTAGATAACCAAAAGTACATAGCAGTAATCAATAACTTAACTAAGTTAGTTACATCAGATAAGAAGATTGAAGGAGATGTTATGAAGCTTTTGTTATCTGGAATACATGAAAAACAGATGTTGGCAATGCAGCCGGCACCGAGTAATAAACCAAAGGAGAGTAATAATGGCGGGTCTAACAATTGAAGATGTTAATGCAATGCAAGATGAAATGAATCCTATTGGAGATGTAGAGGAAGGTGCAGATGCTGGTAAGCTAGCAGCAGATGGTGTTAAGTCTGAAGAGTCTAATATACCAACTGATGAGGCTAAAGGTGAAGCACCTGTTACGAAAACTGAAGTTATTGATGATAAACAAAAAGAACCTGAAGTTGATACTAGATCGCTCAGAGAAGAAAACAGAGCAATCAAAGAGGCACTTCAAAAGGTTACTGGTGATTATCAGAAACTTCACTCGATAATGGTAGATAAGGGTCTTATTACAGATGAGGAAGTAAAGGCTACCAAAGAATCTGAGATAGCTGCCCAGAATGCTTTAATGGAGCGGCAAGCAAAGTTGATGGAAATGGTCGAGATAATGGAGTTAAATCCAAATTATACTGACGTTCGTCAAGTTTGTTCTCAAGGTAATCTGGACGATGTTGTTGATGCTTTTGCTACTTACTATGCAAAAGAAAATGGTGGAACAATTGCTGAAGCTACTACGCGTTTGACCAGTGAAATATGGGGTGAGATTAATCCGTATAAAAAGATATACGAGATTGTTAAAAAGTATCATCCTAAGTATGCTGTCAAAGAAGAAGATGCAACAGCTAAAGAAGCAGCAGATGCAGCTAAAGTAAAAGAGATTGCAGCAGAAGCTGATGGAGTAAAGAAGAAAGTACCAATTGATGTACAAGGTTCAGCAGCTAATATAGGTGCTGGTGGTTCTGGAGCAGGTGCAGCAGGATGGACTTCTGCAAAGATTGATGCTTTACCTGAAGATGAGTTACATACTGTTCCTAAAGATATCTATCAAAAATATCTTGTTGGAGCATTAAACTAAAGAAGGAGTAAGTGATGAGTGATCCTAAGACACAATTTTTGACCAACAACAATCTTACGCGGAAGAAGTGGGCACGAGACTTGTTTTCAATCGTCTTGCCTGCAGTTGAAATTAACACTCTGGTCGGTAAAGACAGTAACGCAATCGTACAGATCAAAACAGATCTTGCTAAAGGTGAAGGTGATCAGATAACCTTCGGTATCAGACTGCCTTTGGTAGGTGAAGGTATTGTTGGTAATGATACTGTTGAAGGTAACGAAGAAAAACTTCGCTTCAAAGATTTCAAGATGACAATCGAAGAACTCAACCATGCTGTTGATACCGGCGGTAAGATGGAAGAGCAGAGAATTCCTTACGATCTGATGGCAGAAGGTAAGAATGGTTTACAGGATTGGTGGGTAGCTAAGTTGAACACCTATCTGATGGCTGTTCTTTGTGGCGATACCAGTTACAGTGTTGTTGCAGGAAAGACTTTTGGTACTACAATTACAGCACCTGATACCGGTCATCTTATTCTAGCTAATGGTGTGGCAGAAGCTTCTATGACGTCTGCTGATGTTATGGACTTGACCATGCTGGATAAGATGAAACAACGCGCAGAGATTCCTGCTGCTGGTTGTTATAAACTTCGTGCTTTGCAGATTGGTGGAAAGAACTACTACAGAGTTATTCTTCATAACTTTGTTTTTGATCAACTTCGTCAGAACACGAACATTGGTCAATGGGGTGATTTGCAGAGAGCTGCTAACAAACTTGCAGTTCCTAATACAGAAATCGAGTACAATGGAATGCTGATTTCCAAGAGTGAGAATATTCGTAAAGCTCCAGGAACATCAAACGTATACCGTAACTTATTCCTTGGATGCCAGGCTGCTGTGTGGGCTTGGGGCGGAGCAGGCGAGTCGAAGTCCACTACAATGGCTTTTGTTCCTTATACTAAGGATGCAGAACGCTTTGTACAGATTAGAGGCGGTGGTATTTTTGGTGCTGCCAAACCCATCTTTGATGGTAATGACTACGGTTCTATTGTAGGCAGTTCTTGGGGAGCAGCTATCGAATAAGGAGGATTAAACTGTGGCAAATATTGATGCTTACACACATAAGGCTTCTGACAATTACAGATTGGAAGCCAGTAAGTTAATGCTTGCTCCTGCTGATGCCACTTACAATTTGATTAAAATTCCCAAGTTTGCTTTCATTACAGATGTATGGGTTCAGATTGTAACGGCATTTACGGTAGATGCAAGTATTACTGTTGGTTGGTTAGGAAATGGAGAGACTGCTGTACCGGCTGGTTTTATTACCAACGAAATAGCAGATCCTCTTATCGTAGGTGTAAAGAGAGCATTTAATTCTACGATAGTTGCATTTCCTGGAAAGTATTTTAATGGTGGTTCTGGAGCAATAACAGCAACTGTGTTAGACGGTAGTGGTGCTGTTGGTAACTTCAGAGTGTTTGTTCAGTTTTCAGTTATTCATCCTTAAGGAGGGATTAAGATGACAGTTGCAATTATTCAAGATTGTAGAAATCCGGCACAGAGAAACACAGTATTGGAAACGCCTTTCTGGGTTTCGAGTGGTTTAGTAGATGCCTCGGTATCTGCTGCTATTGATGACAAGGTAATTCAGTTATTCAGTTTTCCTAAAGCAGGGCAGAAGGTAATTGTACTTGGTTTTGCTTGCCAGGTTATTACTCCGTTCACTGCTGGTACTACAGGTATCGTAGGTTACTACACGCTGGCGACAGATGCTATCACGGCGGGTGGCGTAGCTACCATAGTTGGTTCTGGGAACCAGTTGGAGGAAACTACTAATGCCACTTATACTACCGCAGGTGTGTATTTTCCTGCTGCTGCTGCTGACGCTGCACAGTACAGAATTGCTGGTATTCCTACTGCTGATGCAGATTTGATCACTGGTGCAGCTTCTACTGTTTACTGTGTTTGTGCTACGTTTGCTAATGCGGGTACTATACTTGTAGGACAGTGTCGTTACCATATGCTGATTTCCATCGTTCCTGGTGTCTAATAAGTAACGGCAAAATTTGACATGGCTTGAAGGAGTATCAGTTATCATGAACTTTTCAGAATTACAGAGAGAAGTCAAAGCGATTATACTAGACGCTAGTCCGGCGATACTGTTAGGTATCCCTGATTATATA